AGCAACAGAAGTTGTCGTGCAAGCTGACACAACACCAAAGAAAACTAAGAAATGGAGTGAGTGGATTGAAAACAAAACAGGTAAGTGTCCAGAAGGATTGAAACGTAAGCAGAAGATTAAGCTCAAGTGGTCTGATGGTGACGAGTTTGTTATTAACAACCCAAAAGATGCAGCTTGGTATTTCAGTAAAGGGGCGTGTCCTGTTGATATTACACACTACAAGGTTAAGTTGAAAGACCAAGAGAAACCTAAAAGCAAATGGACAAAGAATACAGGTGTGATGCCTGTCAAGGGCAATATCGTCGTAATGATGAAGTTTTCTGATGATACTGTTGATAAAACACAAGCACAAGAGTATTGTTGGGATTTAGGTCAGAGTCGTAAGATTATCAAGTGGCGGTTAGCTGATTAGTGTATGGGGCTGTATGGGGGTGGTGAATAACTGCCCTTTCCTTTTAATTAAAAATTTTATTAAACAACAAGAGAGATAATACATGGCATTATTTAAATTCAAGTCACAATGTCCAAAGTGTGTTGAGAAAGGTGGCGACAAATCAAGAGATAACCTAGCAAACTACAGTGATGGTGGTAAGCACTGTTTTAGTTGTGGTTATCATGTACACGGTGATGAAAATTATACCCCCAGTGAGGAAGAAGAAGTGTTAGACGACATTAAAGAAATGAGCAACGAAAGCAAAGAACGTATCAAACAAGGTACAACACACAAACTAACGTGGCGCGGCATCCGTCCTGAAACTAATAAGTTTTTTGGTGTGGTGTACGAATGCTCTCAAGAGACAGGCGCACCAATTAAGCAATTCGTTCCAACAACGATTGATAATGCTCATGTTGGTTACAAGACAAGAGTGCTTCCAAAGGATTTTAGTCACCCTGTAGGGGAGGTCGGAAGCAAGTGCGATTTGATTGGTAGTTTCCGCTTCGTCAATGGCGGGAAGTATGTGGTGTTATGTGCTGGAGAAGTGGATTTCTTGTCAGCTTTTCAGATGTTGAGGGATTATCAATTAAGTAAAGATAAGACTGCTGCGTATGACCCTATTGCCTGTGTTACACCTACTGTTGGTGAAGGTGGTTGTGGTAAGCAGCTACAACATAATTACAAGTTCTTAGATAAGTTTGAACGTATTGTTGTTTGTTTCGATAATGACAAAGCTGGAAAAGAAGCTGTTGAAAAGATTGTTCCGTTGTTGCCGAAAGGCAAGGTATGGGTTATTACACCACGCTATAAAGATGTCAACGAGTATTTAGTGAATGGCAAGGAACGAGAGTTTGTTACAGACTTCTTTAATGCCACAAAGAAAACACCTGACGGTATTATCTCTAGTGGTGATTTAATGAGTAAAATCATTGAGCAAGCAGAAGTGCCTAAGATTCCGTTACCACCGTTCATGCACAAGTTACAAGATATGATGGCAGGTGGTATTCCGTTAGGTGTTATTGTTAACCTAGCATCGGCATCTGGTACAGGAAAAAGCACCATAATCGATGAATGTTTGTACTATTGGTTGTTTAACAGCCCACACATGGTTGGTGTTGTAACACTTGAAAGTGACGAAGGGCAGTATGGTGAGAAGATTTTATCTCGCCACATTAGCCAAAAGATTGCCTTGATTGAAGATAAAGAAGAGAAGTTGACATTCTTACGCTCACAGGGTGTAGCTGAGAAAAGTAAAGATTTGTGGTATCGTGAAGATGGCAGTCCGCGATTCTATTTGATTGTAGACCGTGACGGTGGTATTGATAGCCTTAAAGAGCTTATACTTGAACTTATCATCTCTTGCGGTTGTAAGGTAATTGTATTAGACCCTATTCAGGATATTCTTGATGGTTTAAATGAATCAGAACAAGCTGTATTTATGCGTTGGTTGAAAGGGTTGTTGAAGTCTCATGGCGTTACATTTGCTTTAGTGAATCATGTGCGTAAAAACACTGTCGGACAGAAAGCTAACAGTACAGGAGCAAAGATGCACGAAGAAGATATTCATGGTAGTAGTAGCATCTTTAAATCAGGTGCTTGTAACTTATTGTTCTCGCGTGATAAAGAAGCTGAGGATGAAGTAGAGCGTAATACGACGTTTATGTCTGCCTCTAAGATTCGTTGGACAGGTAAGACAGGTGTTGCAGGGGAATACTTCTATGATATTGAGACACATACAATGTATGACAAAGAGTATTACTTTACACAAATTAAGAAGCCGAGCTTTTAAACATGGAAGATATTTACTTAGTAGAGAAAAGAACACTTCAAATGTGGAAAGCCGTTACTGTAAGGTGTCTGCCTAAGTTTTGGGTAAAGCATCCGACATATACTGACTGCTCGTTGTCTACAACTTTCGAGGACTATGGGCTATTCCGAAAATGGTGTCAAAAACAGGTAGGGTTTGACAAGATTGACGAAAAAGGAAATAGATGGCAATTAGATAAAGATTTACTTATTAAGGGTAATAGGTTGTATGGAGAGGACACCTGTGTATTCTTACCTGCAAAGATAAATCTTTTACTAACTAAAAGAAATTCTTGTAGGGGCGATCTTCCGCTAGGTGTAACTAAAGGAAAAAGAGAGGGAAGATTTAGAGCATCTTGTAATGATGGCGAAGGTAATCACAAGCATCTTTGTTACTTTGACACACCACTAGAAGCATTTTCAGCTTATAAGATGTTTAAGGAAGCTGTTGTAAAACTGACAGCAGAAAAGTACAAGTCACAGCTAGACCCTAGAGCTTACGAAGCCTTAATGAATTACGAAGTGGAGATAACAGATTAATGAAAATTATCGAAGCATCTTTATGCTACAGATTCTACACTTCCGAAGGTTGGACACGAACCTTAGTAGCATCTCTACTATCCACTGACAACCTAGAAACACTACCAATCCACTACGTTAACGCTCGTTGGTTTGACAATGAACTAGACAACAAAGTGAAGTGGGGTCGAGGTTGGATAAATGATACAGAGGATGAGTATTTAGATTGTGACTACTATGCAGTTTATAATGAACGGTGCAAGTGGAACGATAAGTTTAAAGACCATGAAATGATACCATTTGGTAGGTTGTAAATACAATGGGAAGCTGTTATGCTTCCTTTTTGTTTATTAGAGAGAAAGAAAATGAACGGTTGGTACTTCGACATAGAGTCTGATGGATTCTATTTGCAATCAAAAACTATTTGGTACATCAAATTTAAAACTCTTGATAACACTCGCTCAATGAGTGTTTATCCATTTAGAGAAGATTGCCGAACTAAAATTCTTGAGTGGATAAACTCATTTGAGGATGGTGCTTTAGTTGTGCAGCATAATGGGTTAGGTTTTGATACTTGGATGCTATGGAAATTCTTTGGCATACAGCCACAAGTAGGAAAGAAAGGTAAAGATTGGTTAGGGGCTAAACACGTTCAGTTTGTCGATACATTAGTTCTTTCCCAATACTTACAACCTGACTCTTTATCACATTCTTTGGCTTACTTATCAAGTGGTGATGATAATGAGAAGATTGATTATAGAAAGCATTTAATTGAAACAGGAGTGATGCCTAAAGACTCACCTAAAGGTTTTGAGTTTAGCTTCTACAATGAATACATGGACACTTACTGTGATGCTGATGTTGATGCTGGTATCACGGTGTTCAATAAGTTGTGGAAATTAGCACAAGAGATGTATGGTGCAAGTAATTGGATTCATCCTTCATTCAAGCAAATACAGAAGGACTATTTCTTATACCAAGCACAGGCTTACACAGGCGTTAAGTTTAACGTAGAGAAGGCAAAGAAGTTAGTAGAGAATGTAACTGTTGAGATGGACAGAATCAAGAAGGAAGTTGATTGTGTATTACCAAATAGGGTGCTAAAAGAAACAGAGAAATATTTCTATAAAATTCCTGCTAAACCATTCAAAGCTAATGGGGATTACTCTACTACACTTACTAATTGGCTATCTAAGCATAATGCTGAGGTGATTGACGGTAAGATTCATGCTTATGGTCTTATAACAGACATTAAGGCTAATGAAGTGCTTGATGTTAAGATACCAATGGAGATTGATGATAATGCAGAGCTTAAACAGTGGTTCATGGAAAATGGTTGGAGGCCAAGTGAAGAACATTGGAACTTAAAGAAAGGTGAAGATGGTAAGCCACTAAGAGAGAATGGTAAAGTAATCAAAACAACTCCTAAGATTATGGTGATGGGTAATATTTGCCCTAATCTACTAAGAATGGAAGCTGAGATACCTGCTAAGGTTGTTAAGTATCTATCTTACCGCAATAGACGCTCTGTTGTTGAAGGGTGGCTTAATAATTGGCGTATAGGGTTTGACGGCAGACTTAGTGCTGAGATTAGTGGCTATACACCGACATTTAGAGTACGTCACCGTACAGTGGTAAATTGTCCTAAAGCTGACCCTAAAGTGCTACTAGGTGCTGAGATGAGGGATTTATTCTGTGTTGATGAAGGTAACTGGTATATCGGTACAGATAGTGCTGCACTAGAGAATAGAACACTTGCAGCCTATACAATGAAGCATGATAACGGAGCATTTGCTGAACTCATCCTTCGTGGCGATAGCCATAGCTTCAACTCCTTTGCCTTCTTTCCTGAGATAGCTAGTAAGTTTGATATTAATACTGTTGGATTGAAAGATTTACCAGAGTTTAAGCCCTACAGAAATAAAGCAAAAACAGGCGCATATTTACTGGCCTATGGTGGTGGTGTAGCTAAGTTAGCAAGCAGTCTAGGGCTATCTAAGCAAGCAGCACAAGTGGCTTATGATAACTATTGGACAGCTAACTACGGGCTAGGCAAGCTTAAAGATGCAGCAGAGAAGTATTATGATACCGTTGGTAAGAAGAAACACCTACCTGCTTGGGACGGTAGAATACTCTCTATCCGTAGAAAGAATGTATTGATTAATTGCTTAGGGCAATCTCTTGGAGCTATTTGTCAATCATTAGCGGCTTGCTTAATGGATGCTAAGTTAGGGAAGATGTATATTGATGATATGGGCAGACCCTACTATTCATATAAAGGCAAGATGGTAAAAAGAGTAAGTCTTTTTCATGATGAGTATAGTTTTGAGGTGTTAGACGGTATTGAAGAAGATATTCGTGCAATGAGTGTTAAGTGTATCATTGAAGCTGGCGAGTTCTTAAAGCTACCAATTGAGCTTGATGGTGAGGGCAAGATGAGTAAGGATGGTAGCTGGAAAGATGTTCACTAAAACAGTTGACACAACCAACATATTCAATCATAATACCAAACATACAAACAGGAGAAAGGTTAATAAAATAATCAAATAAATGTTTGACATAGCTTTTAACTGTGTTAAGATAGGCGAACATAAGCAGCTTGAACAACGGGTTGCTTATACAACGGCAATACTGCCAAACAACGTAAACAACGAGGAAACATAATATGTCAGTAGAAATTTTAAATAATGCAGTATTCTTCTACACTTGCATTCAGACACCGACTAAGAAATTCGAGTCAGAGTTGACAGAGTGGAAAACAAGTGCTGTCGTAGACAAAGCTACAGCAAAGGCTTGGAACAAACGCTTTGCTAAACAGAAAGCGAAAGAGCTAGACAACGCAGAGTTTGTTGAGAAGTACAAAACAGAAACACCATTCCCTGAGCAGGATGAGCAGTATATTATTAAACTATCTCAGAATACACACAACGCAGATGGCAAGGAGATGTATCAACCGAAAGTTTATCAAGATATTGGTAACAACAATGTTGTAGATATTACTAACAAAAAGTTGGTAGGTAATGGTAGTAAAGGGAAAGCTGCCTATGGCGTAGTTGAAAACAAGTTTGGTACATTTGCTAAGTTAAATAGTATTTGTATTTTTGACTTGGTTGAATATGGTGGTAACGCAAACCCGTTCGGTAATGTTGTTGAAGATGAAAATGATGCAGCACAACGGGAAGCGTATAAGCCAAGTGAGGCTAAGGCAGCTAAAGGGAAGGTTAAGGATGCGCCTAAACATTTGGCAGACGACTTAGATGACGAAGATGGTTCTGAGTTGCCATTTTAATTTAATTTTTAATTAAACACCAAACGGGCTGCTAACAACAGCCCAACCTTTACAGAGAGAGAGTAATATGGCATATTTACGCAAGAAAACAACACCTGCGGATACTGTACTAGGAATCATTTATTTAGTTGTCGTATCATTACTTATTGGAAGCTACTTTGCTAACATCTACAAATTAACACAATTAGATTTTGAACCTAATTACAAAGCAGAAGCTATTCGTATTATTGGTATTCCTGTTGCACCTTTAGGTGCTATTGCAGGGTTTGTTACATTTGATGAGGAGGAGAAGTGATGAGTGTAGAATATAACGCAGCAATTGTGGTAGGTGCAGCTTGGGAAGACACTAATGAAGATGCTATTGACAGCATAGATGAGTTAGTTGAAAACGGAGATTTACATGATTTCCCACCATTTTATGATGGCTACCGAGAAGGGTTATTTGGTTTATATATTGTAAACTCGCCTGATTATAGTTATTGTGAGGTAGAGTATACAGTACAAGATATTGATGCAGCTAAACAGAAGTTTAAAGAGTTGACAGGGATTGATGGTAAGATTTATTTAACAGTGATTGGGAGTTGATATGACAGAAAATCACGGTGAAAGCACCTATGGATGTGTTACGTTTAAAACTAATGCTGGCAAACCCGATGCACCTAAAAAAGCTTCAACACCGAGCTTGTTCTTAGTTGGTTGCTTATGCTACATCATGTTAGTATTGTTCCCAATTCATTTTGGGTTTGGTATTCCAGTGAAGGATTTTGAGTGGGTGGTGCTGCCTACATTATTCTTTGGCTGGCTCGTGGTAATTGGAGGAAAACATAATGAACTTTAAACATTTTTGTGTTAAAGATTATGCACATAATCGCGTACAGTGTTTAAACGAAGAGATGTTGTACTACAAAAAGATTGCTGAACAGTGTGTACAACAATTCATGCTAACA